ACTGAACCACCTAACGTCTGTTGCCAGACATTATCCGAAGACCCGAGAGGAATTAACTCGGTTTGCTTTACAAGCTAGGGTACCCTTCGTTGACCCCCCCGGAGGGGGCGCACCACACGGCCGTAGCCCGGCACACCGTCAATTCCGGTTTCTCATACTTGTTAACAGCACAAACTCACAAAATCAGCGTCTGCTTCAATTGTCCCTGGGGATGCACTGCTATTACGCGTTAGTTTAAACGCACGGATGTTGTCAAGCATTCGATTCACTTGACTACCGTCACCCGGGGGTAACGACAAATCGAGAGGAGCCACCTCCCTCAAAACACCCTCTTCTTTGACTTTGTTGATGAAACTGCGCACATAACACGCGGGAATTATCTCTGGAGATAGCTTTCGATTCTGTTTCCGGACAGAGTTAAAAGATCTTGCAGCAGGTATAACGCCAGTACTATGCTTGGTTGACTTCTCAGCCCCCCTAGCAATTCCTCGCTCCCTCACTCTTTCGATCTCTTCTCTCATTGCGTTGTGTTCCTCATCCCTACTCATATTGTAATTTTCTGGACGAAGATCCATACTAATCACTCCATTTTTGGTCGGTGCAACACTAACGGGCAAACTGGTGATTGCTGCTCTAATTTTCTTGTCTTTACGGCAAACAGCAATCAAGGACAGTGGCAAGTCGGCCAAATGCTTATCTGGCTGTTTGGCCAGAGTCCGCAAATTGCGCCTCACTACCTTCTGAAACGTCCTTCCATCGGGTGTAGCCTGGGCCGCGAAACCCAGTACATCCTCAACACCAGCATCCATCCACAGAGACGACGCGTTAAACTTACGCAGCCTGTGGCCATCACGGAAGTAAGTAGAGTTAATTTCTCCGTCGCGTTCAGAGACCATGGTCTTCTCTTCGTTAACGACGAGTCCTACTTGACTTCCTTGCCTAACCACCTCACCACGGAGATCAGTGGTGGCCCGAACTTCGCGGGTCAACAGATCATCCCCATTAACCAAAAGGGGGTGACCTGACCATTCTTTAAAACTAATCTCCTTCCTGTCTAACATAGCGGTAAGCGCCATATCAACCACGGTCTTGTTGATAACGCACAGCAAAGGAAACGACATAACGGAACCCATGGGTTGCCCCGAAAACGTCTCCTTACCATCTACAATGAGATTCGACAGCACTCTCAAAGCTGCTATCTCTTCGTCATCAAGATGGTCCGCCTGTTCTTCCAATACGTCTACTGCTGCCTTCACGTACTCCCGCTTAATATTGTCAGTAGCGGAAGAGTAGTCAAAACTCAAAAAGGCAGAGCCCGTAAGTCGAGAAACGTGCTGGTCGGTCGGTTCGCCTACCAACAGCCACCCTCGCCTTTTCAACATGTCGTACAACGAATAATGGAGTGGAGCAAGCCTACGAGTGTTCTCGGCAGAGTATAATGTAACTACTCTCGGTTTCCCAGAACTAAACACAAGCTCGTAGCGGCATTCACCGCTAAATTCTTCCTCATTCCAATTACCTCCGGCCTTTCGCGTATAACGCCGGGTAGCGTTACCGTTAGGTATGAACGGAGCACGTCTTCGATCCCATCCCTTCTCAATGTTTTGCTTCAGCGCGCGTTTGAAACGCGCCAAATGCTCCACATCGACAGCAACTGGTTGGAACCGAGCCTCTTTCCACTGGTTGAGTCTCTGTTCGAAGCGAGGCAGACAAACCTTGCAACAGCTCTTCTCGAGCTTTTGCACCGTTTTGAAACTCAATTCGTCAATAGGGCTAAGACTACTGACAAAGCATTGTCTTACGGCAGGCCGTAACCCACCGCAAATTATTTGCTGGGGAACCACATTCTCCGAACGAGGGATTCCCAACTCCTCGTAAAATTTCACCAGACGATTGGCACGGGCGACAAGTCGTCCGCTGAGTGTACATTCATCGTCGTTGCCAGTAGGAAGCACCGTAAACGGGTTACTACTGACATGACTCATGTCCTCCGCCAAGTCTAGAGGTTCTAAGTACTCCTCCAAAACTAAGCTTTCATTTAATTTGTTCTTAATGGCAGCTGAATACTGCATGTCAATTCGTTTTACTTCTTCGACGTGAGAAGCAAGTCGCCAACCGTTTCGCGAGCCCAAAGGTACAGCGTCGGAAAACCCATCACTGGATAATCCCCCACTGTCCTCACTATCTGATAGTTCAGCCTCACTAGGACTCCCGAGGGTCTCCTGTGAGGTCCCGACCCAGTCAAGCTGGCAGGTCTCTCTCGAGATAAGGGCTAAACTAGCCTCATCAGATATCGGCACCGAACCTCTACGTCCCTTGATCCATTCACCCGCGGGTGGTGGAGAGACGCACGGAGCGCCCCTACTTGGGATGGCGGTCAAGGATGGTTTCTTTGCTTTTATACTCTTAGTTGTGACCATCATATTAACTAGTTGAGTTCAGGGTTAATGTCCCCCTATCGACAGATTGATGTGATTTTCTTTCACTCCCTTTATTTTCTGCAGACGGGAAGTCTGTCTTTTCACCAGATACAAAGCTGCTGGTCAGCTAGGGGCTTGAGACCCCCGCAGGCTTTCATACCTCTCAACAACTACGCTCCTAACCTAACTCCCTGCAGATTGACCCGCCGCCATAATGGCCACCCACCTCAGACAAAGTCTTACGGTGAGCCAGTGCCGCCCGTAGGGGACTGCTTGTATCAAAATGCCGATGAAGATTCGGTCGCAGAGCATACTGCGTCATCAAACGGTATAGGGC